CATCTCTGATACCCCCTCAGGGGAAATTAAGTGTGATAAATCAGATTGCGATTATTGCAGATAATTTAACGCTTGACCTCCATGGTGGAAATATGTATAAACAGAATCAGCAGAGACAAGGAGAATAAAATGTTAGTAGATGTATACTTTAATTTGCACCGCAAGTGTTTCTCAGTACGTAGTGTAAAGACCCGCTTAGTGATTGCCCATCGTGATGAGGTACTTTTGGAAGACGTTACCTTTAAGGTGTCCGAGGCTGGCCGTCAGCGGGTGCTGAGAGAAAAGAAAAAGAATGTACATGCTGTTATGCGAGGAACATGGGTGGACATGAATGGCGGTCAAGAGATCGTGATGCAGAGTGGCCGCGACATTATGTATAACCCGTATAAGGCACCTACATTTGAGTTCGCAGGGTTTCGCCCTAATGAGATTAAGCCCCTGAAGACTGCAAGGGCTGCGTTTGTATCAACAACACAAAAAACGAGAAAGTGCTTGTGTCCCAATCAATAATGTGAGACAAGAGAATCAGACCAGAGGGAGAGAACATATGACTGACCAAGATATTTGTGATTACTATGATGAAAACCCAGACTTGACAATTCGCCAGTTAGCGAGTTATGTAGGTCTTAGTGAGAATCAGTTAAAAGACATCTTAATGGGAGATAACGAATGACTAGCATACAAGAAAAGATAGAGAATGCACTTGAGGACTTTTGTGGTTGTCCTGAGTGCGCCATACACAGAAACCATATGCAAGCTGTTGTACGAGCAGAGGCTGCGCTGGAATCAGTTGAGGCCGCACTTAACCACTTGCATGAGACAGGCGATTATACTGACGAGGCGTTAGACAAATCATTTAGGGTGCTGCTTGACGGTAAAATCAAGTTGGTATGGTGGATAAAAGAAAACAAGGATGGATTGGGGGTTTACCCATGAGCGAAGACTTAGAGCGCGAACTGCGTATGATGGGCGTTTTGGATCACAAGACCCCAGCTTTTACAGACCTTGACTTTGTTAAAGAGGACAATGTGATGTGGGTGCGGGATGATGTTGTGTTTGACAGTAACGGTGAGCCTAACTTTTAGGGTTGACAGTCAGAGCGAATCAGTCCATAAAGACAATACAAACTAACCCGATAACCCCTACAGGAGAATATAATATGACACTTCCAATGAACATGGTAGCAAACATATTAGGCGAAAATCAGAACAACTTCGTTACAGTCAAGTTCCTCACCAAAGACGATGAGGTGCGGGTGTATAATGGCCGCATGAATGTGGTTAAGGGCCTCAAGGGAAATGAGCGGGGCCAGATCGTAGCAACCGCTCTCAAGGCCAATGGCTACGTTACCCTCAAAACGTCCGAGGGATACAAGTGCTTTAAACTAAATCGTGTGCTGGCCTTTAAAGCTGATGGTCGCCACGTCTTTACAATGGGAGAAGAGATCGTATGATTATGCAAAGAGTTAGCCCTGTAACGGGGCATACTAATCGGTGGGACTTAGACATAACAGCCGAGCAGTTGGATGATTGGGACAATGGTACGCCCATACAAGATGCTATGCCCCATCTTAGTGCCAATGAACGCGAGTTTCTAATCACAGGATTTACCCCTGATGACTGGGACCGCATGTGTAGAGGAGCAATGGAATGATGATTATACGTGGGCCTCAAAAGCCTTTGAGAAAACGCACTGACAAGGTGCACAAGATCAACCCCGTGGCGAGGGAATTAAAAGACCCTAAGTTTCGCAGCCAAGTGATACCTGACAAGAAAAAGAATGTTAACACCCGTAAGGAAAAGAACGGGGGAAAGGACTTCTATGCTAACCATTTTGTGCCTATCTGCGGCGATATTCTACGAGGCCAGAAACCAGCCAGTTGACGGACAATTGGCTGTGGCGGAGGTAATCTTAAACAGGGTACAGAGTGATAGGTATCCTGATGATGCCTGCGAGGTAATTAACCAGTTTAAACAGTTCTCGTACACCCACGATGGAAAGTCAGATGACTTCCTTAAGGAATCAGAGCAGGAGGCTGTCATAAGAGCCATTCTGGTGGCCTCTGAGGTACTTAATGGGTATGGGCTAGGCATCACCTCGACTCACTACCACACAACGGCTGTCAGCCCCTACTGGAATAAGTTCTATGACTATGATGGCAAGCTGGGCGATCATATGTTTTACACAATGGTAGAGGATTACTAATGGGAAGTGTTGAGCAAGAGATAGAATATTGGGCTGTTCAGAAGGCCACCTTAAAGATCAGGAACAACAGCCTGCAAGATCAGATAGATCAGATAGAACATGACCAGAAGGTGGCTAAAGATGCTCTGAAAGAGTTACGTAAGGGCAGAGAATTGAACAAGAACAAGATGATCATTTGTGAGATACACATAGATCAATTAGGAGGTTAACATGATAGACAGAGAAACGTGGATGGAAACCCTAGACAAGTGCAAAGAGGATTACCATGTCATCAAGCGTGAGGCTGATCTGTGGGAGAAAGAGGCCAAGCGTCTACTAGAAGAGAACCATAAGCTGAAGGCACAGTTGCGGTTGTGGAAAGGTACAGGACTATGAGATATATATGGTTGGTTTGGCAAAAATATGAGTTGGAAGACCGTACCTTAGAGACGAATTTGCAAGGTTGTTACAATACAGAGGCACGTGCAATTAAGGTAGCTTCGAACTTAAATAGAATATATGAGCGGGGTCAAAATTGGGTAGAGTCTTGGGAGGTATCAGATGATTAAGGTAACACACATAGATCACATGGGCAGTGACCTGTCTGTAGTCAACGCAGCACGTGTATCCTTTGGTAAGGAGAGCCTGTGGAATTGGTCTAAAGAGTTAGATAGTGATACGGGGGATGGCCGTACACTAAGGGAACGTGACACCAAGCTAATCAAGTACCTAGCCAAGCATAAGCACATGTCACCCTTTGGTCATGCCTTTGCTAGTTTTCATATCAAGGCACCTATCTTTGTAGCTAGACAACTAGTCAAGCATAAGTTTTTACGTTGGAATGAGATCAGTCGTAGGTATGTGGATGATAAGCCTGAGTTCTATGAGCCTGATGAGTGGCGTGGTAGGGCTGACGATAAGAAGCAGGGTAGTGCTGGTGCTGTAGAGTCTGTACCTGTCGGTGCTTTAAAGGTTCAAGGGTATTGCCTAGCTGCTTACCAAGACTTATTGTCTAGTGGTATCTGTCCAGAGCAAGCACGTATGGTGTTGCCACAAAGCACCATGACTGAATGGTATTGGTCAGGGTCACTAGATGCCTTTGCTGATATGTGTAGGCTAAGGTGTAAAGAGGACACACAGGCAGAGACACAAGAGGTGGCACGGGCTATAAGTTTAGAGATGGAAGACCTGTTTCCTGTATCATGGGTGGCACTTATAGATGAGTAAATGTAAAGGAGTAGCAGATGAACACTGAAGAAATGATGAAGATGTGTCGTTCAATCGCGTACAAGTACAATGCACCAAACCACTTTGACGATCTGGTGTCCGAGGGAATGTTGGAGTGCTTAGAACAAGTGGATCAGGGGAACACGCACGGGGCTAATCTGAGGCGTATGGCTAACCGCGCTATGCACGACTACCTAAACCTTAAGACCCTGCCTGTAACGGTGCCTGTAAGTGACCTGTCGCGGTCTCTGTCTAGGGGTCACGAAGGGAACCACACTTACAGCAAGGAGGGACTAGGCATGTTAGACTTAGCTGTGCATTCCACCGCCGTTCCAATGGGTCAAAATACCGACCAAGCTGACGAGGAATCTGATGCAGCTACGATATATGAAGGCAAGAGAAATCTAATCGACATAATTAGGGTGGCAAGGGAAACTCTTAGCGACAGTGATTGGGAATTGTTTAGTAACTACTACCTGTTGAGTACCCCCACAGTAGAAATTGCAGACCATGCTGGCGTCTCTAGGCAATCAGTGGAGAAGAGGTTAAGGAAGTGTGTCATAAATGTCACAAACAGTATGAAGTTTTAGTGGTCTTGGTTGCGACATTCTAAATTAAGTTGCTATAGGTAAATACAGAGGTCTTCTTAGGGAATATAATATTATAGTAATAAAAGAGGTAAGTATGAATAAAGAAATACCGCATCAACCTTGTCCCTATGAGGACTGTGGATCGTCTGATGCTTTTAGTTACAACACAGATGGGTTTGGTCGCTGTCACTCTTGTCATAAGTCATATCCATCTAAAGGTGGTCGTTACTTTGATTGGGTGGGGTCCAAGTATCCACTAACAGATTTTGATAAGGAGAATGTAATGTCGTTTACACCAAAGAGAATGGAGAGCAATGAGGGTGGTCGTTACACCCCCCTACGAGGGATTAATGCCCGTACTATGGAAGACTTTAAGGTACTTACATTTAGTGACCGTCAGGAATATGTATACCCCAGCGGTGGAATTAAGGTACGTACCCTGCGAGAGAAAGGGTTCTACGCTAAGAATGGCTTCAAGGGTGATGAACTGTTCGGCATGAACATGTTTACTGCTGGTTGCTCTAAGAACGTAACCATCACAGAGGGGGAACTAGATGCCCTGTCAGTGGCACAGATGATGAAAAGCAGTTACATCAACCCAGTTGTATCACTGCCGTCTGGTGCGCCTTCTAAGAAGCTGTGGGAAAATTGCAAGGAGTGGCTAGACAGCTTCCAAAAGATCATTCTGTCAGTAGACAACGATGAGACTGGTAATGCCTTAGCTGATCGTGTAGCTAAGTTGTTTCCTAACAAGGTGTACCGAGTACCACACGACAAGTATAAGGATGCTAATGAGTTCCTACAGGATAATGCACATGCGGAGTTCAAGAGTGCATGGTGGAATGCTGCTAAGTACACACCTGAGAATATTCTAAATACGTCAGAGCAGTTTCTGTCGTTGTATAATGATACACCTGACCATACGTATGTACCTACAGGTATAACTGATCTGGACGATAAAATCTTGGGCTTGATGCAGGGTCACTTTACAGTGATCAAAGCACCTACAGGAATTGGTAAAACTGAGGTTATGCGTTTCTTGGAATACAACATGCTACAGCGTAAGGTTCCTATTGCTGCATGGCACTTAGAAGAGACCAAGCTACGTTCTCTGTTGGGTCTTGTGTCTTATGAACTAAGTGACAATCTAACGCGGCGTGATCTGATAGATGATAAAGGACGCCACGAAGACGTACTGTCTGCAATCAAGAACATAACCAAGGATGAGAACTTCTACCAGTTCTACTTAGGTGATGGGCAGGGTACTGATGAACTATGTGATCAGATACGTTTCTTTAGTCAGGCATGTGGGTGCAAGTATGTATTCTTTGAACCCATCCAAGACGTTGTGGCTGGACGCTCTGAGGCTAACAAAGAAGAAATGCTGGCAGACCTAAGCGTAAGGCTTTCTAAGCTGTCAGCGGAACTAAATGTGGGCATTGTGACGATTGCTCACACTAACGAAGACGGTGATCCTAAGTACTGTAAGATGATCGGGCAAAGAGCCAGTGTGATCATTGATCTGTCACGGGATAAAGACAACGAAGACCCTGATGAAAGAAACACCACTTACATCACGGTACAAAAGAACCGCCCTTGTAGTGAAGAAGGTCGGGCAGGAAAGGTGAAATTTAACGGTGAGACTTTCACCTTAGCGCAGGAGTACTAAAAATGACTAAAGCAAGAGTTTGGACAGATGAAGAGAAACAGTGGCTTAAAGATAATCTTCGTTATGATAGTGAGACAGGAAATCTTTTATGGACTACCCCAAGTTTACGTGGACGTAGAAAGAGGGATTTGGTAGGTACTAAAAATGGTGGTGGGTATATGTGGTTTTGTAGTAATAGAGGTGGTAAACAATTTATGTATGGTAATCACAGAGTTGTTTGGTTCCTTAACTACGGTAGTGTTCCTAAAATGTTAGATCATATAGATGGGGACAAACTTAACAATAGGGTAGAAAACTTAAGACCTGCAACAAACGGCCTTAACTCAAGAAACAGATTAAGTTACGGTAGTTGTAAGTTTAAAGGTGTGTATATAGTAAGGGATAAGTACCGTTGTCAAGGAAGTAAAGGCGGTAAATTAATCCATGTAGGCTATTTTAAAACTCCAGAAGAGGCTGCGAGAGCATACGATAAGTTTGTTGAAGAAGAATTAACACCACTAGAACGACAATTCGCAAAGACAAACGAAGAAATGGGGCTATACGATGATGACACCTGATGCAGAAACAGTATTCGACATAGAGACAGATGGACTACTGGACAAACTAACTAAGATACATGTGTTGTCGTATCAAACAGCAGCTATGGATGAGCCTCGTTCTATCTTTGACTACGATGAAATGCGTGACTTCTTTTTAGAGTATAGTCTGGATCATACTTTGGCGTTGGCTGGACACAACATTGTTCGGTTCGATGTCCCAGCGGTGGAAAAAGTGCTAGGCATTAAGATACGTGCCAAGTTAGTTGATACGCTAGGGCTTAGTTGGTACTTACACCATCAACGTCAAAAGCATGGTCTTGCAGTGTATGGTGAAGAGTATGGTGTACCTAAGCCAAAGGTAGATGACTGGGAGGGGTTATCCAAAGAAGAGTATGCCCATCGTTGTGAAGAAGACGTTAAGATTAATGTCCGTTTGTGGCGTGACCTAAAGAGGAAGTTGGAGAAACTATATGAACAGTGAAGCATGGCGTTTAGTAGACTACCTTACGTTTAAACTTGAGTGCGCTAGGCAACAGGAGGCCCTACGGTGGAAATTAGATGTGTCCAAGGCAGAGGGACACCTAGCAGATTGGAATGAGTGGAAGCTAGAAAAAACAGAGGCGCTGGCAGAAGCTATGCCACCACAGATACAAACTAAGACTGTAATTAGGCCCAGTAAGATGTACCGTAAGGACGGGAGCATGTCTTCTCGCGGAGAGGGCTTTGAGGCGCTGAGAAAGGAGTACAAGCAGCCTGAGACGGTAGAGAGTTTTGTTGTCTGGGTGGGAACTAAAAGAGGTAATCCTAACTCTACTTCACAGATCAAGGATTGGCTGTTTAGCATTGGTTGGCAACCTAGAACATTTAAGTTTGTAAGAGAGAGCAATGGTGATGAACGACAGATCGAACAAGTCAGGAAAGATGGGGAACTATGCCCGTCAGTTAAAAAGCTGGCTGCTAATGATCCTGCTGTTTCTATTCTGGATGGCCTTTCTGTTCTCACTCACAGAATTGGGATACTCAAAGCATTCCTAGAGTGCGAGAAAGATGGTTACTTAGAAGCTGGTGTCGCTGGCATGACTAACACTATGAGGTTCAAACACGCTAAACCTTTGGTTAACCTCCCCTCGGTAGAAAAGCCTTATGGTGCAGATATACGTGGGTGCCTGATTGCCCCAGAAGGTTACGTGTTATGTGGTGCAGACATGACCAGCCTAGAAGACACAACTAAGCGTCACTACATGCAGCCACTTGATCCGGAATATGTTGCAGAAATGTCACAGTCTGGTTTTGACCCACACCTTGACCTAGCTAAACATGCTGGTGTCATTAATCAGCACGACATCGACATGCACAACAATGGGACACAAAGCCTCAAAGCTATGCGTAAGAACTACAAGGTAGTGAACTACAGTGCCACCTATGGCGTTGGCCCAGCTACTCTGTCTCGGACTACTGGTATGAAGCAGGCAGAGGCTAAGAAACTACTTGCTGCATTCTGGGACCGTAACTGGTCTGTAGAGGCTGTGGCTAAGAAGGTACGTGTACGAGAGCCTAGTGGTCTGGGGGGTATGTGGCTAAAGAACCCAGTAAGTGGTTTCTGGTACAGCCTACGAAGCGAGAAGGACCGTTTCAGCACCCTTAACCAAGGGACAGGTGTCTATTGCTTTGACACTTGGGTTAAGCATTGTCGTGAAGATGGTGTACTAACTATCGGACAGTTTCACGATGAAATCATTAGTCTGGTTAAGGAAGGAAAGGAAGCACAAGAGTCAGAAAGTATGAACGACAGCATTAAAAAACTTAACGAAGAGTTGAAGCTAAATGTACTTTTAGGCATTGACGCTCAGTTCGGAAAAAGCTACGCTGACATACACTGAATTTATTTCAGGGGAGTGGTTGCAACAGCCCGAAAAAAGTTGCTATACATTAATACCGACACACAAAAGGATATGTGACATGGGAAAGAAAGTTTACGTTGAGTGTTCAGTTAACTGGGCAAAACTGCAAGAATCAGACCGAGACATGGGCAAGAACATGCCAGAGGGTTCTGATGCACGGGCCAAGATCGAAGAGGTCCAAGGGCGCTATACTGTTCAACTAATGTTAGACAAAGACAGCAAGAAAAAGATGGTTGAGGACGGTGTTCCTAACAAGGGAATGCAGGCTCAGTTGTTCAAAGAAGATCAGGACGGTAATGAATACTTCTCCGCTCGGAAGGGTCACTTCAATCCTAAGTTTAAGGATGAGGTAACAGGGGAATATGGAGTTACTATGGGTCCACCACGTGTACGAAAGACAAACGAAGATGGCGTTATCGTACCTTGGGACTTTAACGAAGACGGTCTTATTGGTAATGGCAGTCGAGTGATTGCATTGCTAGATGTATGGGACGGTAAGCTGACCACCCTAGAAGCGATTAAGGTCGTTGAACACGTAGCCTACGAAGCAGACGGGAGTGACTTTTAATGTCAACAGTTACCATCACATTTGAAGCCTCTAAAGAGGCAGATGGGTACGACAGTACTACTACATTGGTGCGACACAATGTGGATACTGTAGAAGAGTTAGCGTTCTTCTATAATGAAGCAGCCGTTGCAGGGGGTTGGACTTACATCAAGTCAGTGGCCTTAGAAAAAGAGGATGAGGAAATTGTCTGGTCCGATTTTTGAACCTAAACATGTTTTAGTAGATGGTGACATAGTTGCTTACAGGGCTGGGTTCTCCTCTGAGGGGAAGACCAGTGCAGATGCAGAAGACAAGATAGATGAGGTTATGAACTTTATAGCCTACAAAACTATGTCTTTCCCTGTACCCAGCAACTTCTACACTTTCTTAACTGGGGCAGATAACTTTAGGTTTGATATAGCTAAGTCTTACCCCTACAAGGGAAATAGAAGTAAGTCTGAGAAGCCTGAGTTTCTGCAACATTCAAGGGATTATCTAGTGTCTAAGTACAAAGCAGTTATCAGTTACGGGGAAGAGGCAGATGATCTTATAGCCATAGCAGCTACTAAGTTTGGGCCTAGAACCGTTGTGGCATCTATCGACAAAGACATGCTACAGATACCTTGCTGGCACTATAACTTTGGACGGGATGAGTGGTCACAAGTAGATGAGTGGGGAGGCTCTAAGTTCTTCTACACTCAGATACTAACTGGTGATGCAGCCGACAACATTAAGGGTATCAAGGGTGTTGGACCTGTTAAGGCTGGTAAGTTGCTTAAGGATTGTGCGACAGAAGAAGAACTGTGGTACGCTTGCTTAGAGGCTTATGATGGTGACTATGACCGTGTATTAGAAAATGCTAGGCTACTCTGGCTTAGACGTAGGAAGGAAGAGTTATGGGAGCCTCCAACAGCGAGAGACGTAGACACGCAATAAAGAATGGATACCGCTCTGGCCTTGAGGACGATATAGGAAAAGACTTGACTTCAAGGGGTGTAGACTTTGAGTATGAGAAGCTAAAGATACAGTGGCAACTTGTAGAACAGAAGACCTACACCCCAGACTTCAAGTTACCTAATGGTATCATAATCGAAAGCAAGGGTCGGTTTGTTGCAGCGGATCGTAAGAAACACCTTAAGGTTAAAAGTCAGCATCCGTTTCTCGACATACGGTTTGTGTTTTCTAACTCTAGGGCCAAGTTAAACAAGGGTGCCAAGAGTACCTATGGAGATTGGTGTGACAAGCACGGTTTCTTATACGCAGATAAAAGGATACCCGACGAATGGACAAAGACACCGTAGTTACTTTTAAGGTGCATAAAGCAGACACGGACCCTTACGAAGAGGAGGGTTGTTGGTGGCTAGATTGCTTAGTAGAGGATACAGACCTAGAGGGTGAAGAGTCAATGTTTGAGGAGGTAATTCCTTTTAACACCTTTGAAGATGCCATTAGGTTCAGGAAACACTTCCTGACTTCAATACAACCAATCGTAATTGAGTTTACACTAGGAATGGAGGTAAAGTATGACGGGTAAAACAGCTATCGTATTCTCCTGCGCCCACGTTGATCCAGAAGTCAGTAATGAACGATTTGATTGGTTAGGCGAACTAATCTATGAGGTCAATCCTCATTACATCGTTGACCTTGGAGACGGTGCAGATATGAAGTCACTCAACAGCTTTGACACACGCTACCCCCAAGCTATGTGTTCTCAGAGTTACGAGAGGGACATTGACCACTACAACGAAGCTATGGACAGGCTAAGACGTAAACCAAAGACTAGAAAGTACAAAGTTCCCGCGTGGTACGGCTTTGAGGGCAACCATGAGCATCGTATCAAACGTGCCATAGCGCATGACCCTAGATTGGAAGGAGACAAGTATGGTATATCCTATAGTCACTTACAAACAGATCACTGGTTTGATGAGTACTACGAATACGAAAACTCAGGTCCAGCAATACAGGACTTTGACGGCGTATCGTATGCTCACTTCTTCAGTTCTGGTAATTTTGGGTCAGCTATGTCTGGACTACATCATGCCAATGGCCTACTAGCTAACAGGAACCATAGCAGCACCTGTGGGCATAGTCACAAGCGCGACCTTAAGTTTAAGGATGGGGCGCACCCTAACGGTATCATTGGACTTGTGGCGGGTTGCTTTAAGGGCGCTAAGGAGAGTTGGGCTGGTCAAGCAAACAATGATTGGTGGAAGGGCGTAGTAATTAAGCGAGAGATAAGCAATGGCATGTACGAGCCTGAGTTTGTATCACTGAAACGGTTAAAGGAGTTATATGGTAATGGGGAAGCGTTCTGATTTTGAGCGAGTGCCAAGGGACTACTACCCTACCCCAATACAAGCTGTAGAGCCTCTGATCCCTCACCTACCGTATGCCTTCGATTACTTGGAGCCATGCGCGGGTGACGGGAGACTGATCTCTCATATAAGCGAGTTAACTGGGGGCTTAGGGGAATGTATAGGTGCCTATGACATTGAGCCAAGGCATGACTATGTAAAGAAGATGGATGCTCTCGACATAGAGAGTGTTAACGGACAGTTTAGCACAGACTTCTATGCTATAACAAACCCCCCTTGGGATAGAAAAGTACTACACCCATTAATAGATACGTTCTTGGGTGTATGTCCTGTATGGTTGTTGTTCGATGCGGATTGGATGCACACCAAGCAGTCTTCTACATTTATGACTTACTGCAAGTCGGTAGTTAGTGTAGGCAGAGTTAAGTGGATTGAGGGAAGCAAGAGCCAAGGCAAGGACAATTGTTGCTGGTATCTCTTTGACTACAGTAATGAAGAACAGACACAGTTTTATGGGAGACTGATACAATGATTATGAGCCACAAGAGTATGGAAGCGTTTCGTGAGTATAGTGATTGGGTAGAGGACAAGATCATTACTGAGGGTAAAGACCGCCTGATGGAAAATGCTTTAGGTCTTATGGGTGAGGCTGGGGAAGTGGCTGAGAAGATTAAGAAGAGTATGAGGGACAAGACCGAGGTTACACCTAACGACATTGTAAAGGAACTAGGTGACGTTGTGTTCTATGCTACAGCCTTATCTAACTACTACCATGCTAACTTGGGTGTTACCATCTTAGAGAACATTAACAAGTTAGATGGCCGTGAGGCACGTGGAACAATTAAAGGTAGTGGTGACAACAGATGAATTGGATTACCCGATACTACAACTACCTAAATACTTGGCGGTTACACAGGGAAACTATCAAGCAATTAAATACTATGACTGATGCTGCCTTAAAGGACATAGGCATCAACAGAGGCGATATTAACCGTATGATCTGGCTAGACGAAGATATGATCCAAAGAGGAAAAAAGAAATGAAAAGCAACTACCTACCTACAGACTACCA